TAGAAAGCTCTTACAACGGTATTATAAATGTAGCGTATGACATATTAAGAGCAGAGGCAGAAATAACAGCAAAACAGAATAGAATAGATAATTTAACAGAGCTAACAGAGCTAAGCGAAGAAGAAAATAACGCAAGAAATAGAGAAATAGAGCTTTTGGAGCAGAAAATAGTATTAGACAAAGCACGCTTAGAAACTACAAGGCAAGAAGGTGACTATTTAGGAAGAATTCTACAAACCTCAAGAGAAATAAAGCAAATTCGTCTAAGTTCTGAAGTTATGTCCCAGGCCAAAGAGTACTTAAATATTTTAAAGACTCAAGTAGATTTAGATAAGCAAAGTTTAGACGCTCGAATAGCTTTATCTAAGATACGCATGGCAAGGCAAGAGCGTAGAGAGTCTACCGAACCTTTCGCCTTCTTAGACAAGCAGGAGAGAAATGCTCAAAATGCGTATGATTTAGAATCCGGCTTGTTGAAGTCTAAGATTGCGCAACTGACTGCAGAAGCAGACATGAAGCGTCAAATGGTATCTATGGAATTTGTTCTGTTGGATGCAAAGTTACGTGTTTCAGAATTAGAGCTTAGAAATAGAGCAGAAGCAGATGGCCTAAGGGAAGGAGAAAAAGAAACTTTATTAGCTTTAGCCTCTGCTACTGAGGCACAAAGGCAGCTAAGTGCCGATACTTTGGGAGCTCGTTTAGGTATAATAACTGAACAGCAAAGTGTTGCAATAGCAAATGCAGTAGAAGAAGTGGATAAGTTAAAATTTGCAAACGAGCAGCTGTCGGACACTAATGTACTATTATTAGATATACAAACTAATTTTGCCAGTGGATTTTCAGAGGCTTTTAGCTCTATTATACAAGGAACTGCTTCTGTAAAAGATGCCTTTAGAAATATGGCAATGAATGTTCTTAAGTCTTTATCTGATATCATATCGCAAATGCTGGTAGCAAAAATAATTCAATCTTCTTTAGGATTCTTTGGGGGAGGTGGTCCTGCTATAAATACGTCTGCTTTGAGCGCAGGTTCAGGGCTAGGGCCCACCAGTACTCCCGGGTTTACCTTGCCTGGAATTACAGGGGCAGCAACTGGAGGAGTATTCTCTCAAGGAAAGAAGATGTCTGGATACGCTACGGGAGGTATTGCGAGTGGGTCTAAGACAGGGTACCCTGCCGTTCTTCATGGAACAGAAGCAGTAGTGCCTCTACCTAATGGAAGATCCATTCCAGTAGATATGAGTGGAAGCGTGGGTCAAAACAACAATGTTACTGTAAACGTAGCAATAGACTCAAACGGGAATGCCTCTACTAATACGGAACAAAGCTCTGCAGAGGCCGGTAACATGGGTAACCTAATTGCAAAAGCAGTGCAGAAAGAGCTTCAAAATCAGAAACGTTCAGGCGGCATATTAAGCCCCTATGGAGTAGCATAATGGCAATAGGTTTCTTACTGCTGGACGGGGTCTCAGTGGCTCGTCCAGATAAAAATTTAAATCGTACTTCATCCCCTCGTGTGCTAAAAGCCACCTTTGGAGATGGGTACGAGCAAAGACTGGCAGATGGTATTAATAATATTCAGGAAGAGTACAGTATTGCGTTTAATAATCGCACTAAAGAAGAGATAGACGATATAACTGCATTTCTTGCTTCTAAGAATGGAGTCACTTCTTTCGAATTTACAATTCCTGACTCAAATAACTCTGGAGAAAGCACTGTTAAAGTAGTTTGTGAACAATATAACCAAAACTATACTTATGGTGACTTCTACGGGTGTACAGCAATGTTTAGAAGAGTGTATGAACCATGAGTGAATTAATCGAATCCGTACAAACTCAAGATCCTGGAAGTGCCTTAATAGAACTTTTTGAGCTTGATCTTGGAAGTACTGTAATATATATGCATTCAGGAGTCGAGGAAGATCTGACTACAATTGAGTTTAGAGATAAGCTTTCTCCATATACTGTTAGAGAGTATACAGCTTTTCCTATAATGATGGATGGGATAGAAGCTTCTTCAGATGGAGCATCAAATCGTCCTTCTCTTAGTGTAGCGAATGTTTTAAGTAGCTTTTCGGATTCTTTAGGTGGCCTAAGTAACGAAGACTTGGTAGGTAAAACCATAGTTAGACGACAAACTCTAAAGAAGTACTTAGTAGGGGAAACCGGAGATACTACGCCACCTGTAGAGTTCCCCTCTAAAAAGTATATATTGGATAGAGTTTCCTCTGAAAATAGTGTAGCAGTTACTTTTGAACTGTCTGCTCCTTTTGATTTATCAGGTATAACAATACCACGAAGAACTTTGGTGGGAAAATACTGCTCTTGGATTTACCAAGGGCACTTCGGAGGGGTCGGAGGTGGATGCACTTGGGCTTTAAATAGCGAAATTCAGACTGCAAACGCTTCTGGGGGCGTTAATACTCATAAAGCATTTTTTACACAAGATGACGAGCCTATTGTACCTGAAGCAGATGTAGCAGCTACTACGGCTTTGGGGCATACTGGAGTTAAGGGATATGTGACTTGGGACGAAAACGACTCTTATGTGGTAGATAACTTTGTTTTGCATTCAGATACTGTGTGGAAGTGTGTCTTAGCAAATACTGGAAATACTCCCGAAGCTAACTCAAGATACTGGCTACGAGGCGACGTATGTGGCAAGAAGTTGTCCTCTTGCAAAGCCCGATTTCAGTTCAAGCCTAACTCTCTTGCTTCGAGTAACTCCATTCCTTCAGTGGAAAAGCTTACTAATCAACCTCTACCTTTCGGGGCTTTCTCAGGAAGTAAAAAGTTTAGATGATAGAAGAAATACGAGATCACTTTGAAAAAGAATACCCCAGAGAAGGATGTGGCATAATAGCAGTAGTAAAGGGGAAAAAGAAGTGGTACCCATGCACTAATGTTGCAGAAGGGGAAGACGACTTTATACTTGATCCCAAAGAATTTATAGAAGTAAGAAAAGCTGCCGATATAATAGCAATTGTACATAGCCATCCCGATGGAGAAGCTCTGCCTAGTGAAAATGATATAAAGTACTGCAATGCTTTGGGTATTCCTTATTACATATTTAGCTTTCCCCAAATGGAGCTACATACTTTACAGCCTAGAGTTACGTTCAATCCTCTAGTAGGTAGAGAGTATGACTTTGGAAAGTTTGACTGTTTAGAAGCTGCGCGAGATCACTATAGCAGTATTGGAATAGAATTACAAAAAAGACTACCTTACTTAGATGATTGGTGGGAAGTCGGAGAAGACTACTTTACCGAAGAACACATAAAAGAGTGGGGCTTCAGTAAGGTAACAGACTTAAAAGTAAACGACTTATTAATATTCTCAATAGGAGCCTCTGTAGGCAATCATTGTGGGGTTTATTTAGGCAATGATATTTTCTTTCATCACGCAGTGCACAGACTATCCTGCAGAGAAAATATGTACCCAATGTGGAAGAAGCACTTAACTGGAATTTATAGATATGAAGCGTAAAATATATTTAGAAGGCGAGCTAGGCCATAAATTTGGTCAGCAATTTAACTTTTCAGGAGAAAGCGTTCAGGACGCACTTCGCCTTATAGCATCAAATCGCCCAGAATTTAAAAAATATCTTATTGACTGTATAGAAGAAGACATTGGCTTTTCTATCCAAGTTCAAGGAGAGGATATTTCTACTCCTTCAGACTTACTTCTTCCGTTGAGAAACGGAGATATTGTTATTACTCCAGTTGTTGGAGGATCTAAGTCCGGAGGGCAAAAAATTCTTGCTGCCGTCCTCATAGCAGCAGTCATTATAATGAATCCAGGAGGCTTTTTTATATCAGGAGGTGCGTTAACTACTCCTGGCCTTATTGCGAGCAGCATAGCACTAAATCTAGCCATGACTGGAATTCAGCAGCTTATGGCCCCAGATCCTGCAACTGACTCCGACGAGCCCGAAGGCTACTTATTTAATGGTTCACGAAATAATGTTGTAGAGGGAGACCCGATTCCTCTTTTATATGGAGAACTCCGTGTTCCGGGATACCCTGTATCTTTCGAAGTAATGGCGGGCAACTATGTCCCTCCTCGTCCTACATACGCATATGCTCCTGTAGATAGTTGGGACTATACAGACGAAAGAGACCTTAACGGTAAAGAGCTAACTGGAGACCAAGTACAAAGATCTCTAGAGAAGAAAGAGAACTGGGGCGTGGACACTGCGGGATTCTCTAATGTACAAACAATACTCTTTACAGATGTGAT